CTCATTTCCTCCATGGGCAGGTGTCGCCCGGTCTTCTTTCTCCGTCCGGCAGCTTCGGGCCCTTTCCCGTTCCATAATGGATCACCTTGTGCGTTGCCGCCGAAACACAAATGGCGTTCTCCGGATCAAGCAGCTTTTCACACTTGTCAGGATGCTTTCCATCTTGATTTTTCCTTATTTATACTGATACTTAACCCATGGATCATCAGGGAGTACTGACGATTCGTCCAACTTAAATCCGGATTTCTCGGCAATTTTTATAGATCCAGCATTATCTTTTCTGGCCCACCAGACAATTTGGTCGTATTCGTCTTTATGTGCGTCCAGCCATTTCATGCCTTTTTCGGCTACTTTTGAGCAATAGCCCTTGTTCCGATACTTACTTCCAGCTCTCGTTCCAATAGAGACCGCTACTCCTTTTTCATCGCCAATGATGTCAAAAAAAGAAATAGGCACATCCCCTGATTTTTCAACAAAGCGTTTTACGTATGCATACCCATCCTCGGCTCTTTCCTGATAAACATCCCCATCAAGGTTGAGGAGTTCTTTGTCTTTTCGCGACATTGTTTTTACAATTTCGTTTACAGCATCCATGTTTTTGTTTACATCCATGGCACGCTTCCGCGCTTTCCCCGCACTCGTCAATGTTCCATCCGGGTTCTGGAACCGGCGCACGCCCCACTTTTGGCCCTTGATGCCATGGTGATAAATATAAGCGCTCATTTTTATTTCCTCCATGGGCAGGTGTCGCCCGGCTTCCGTTCACCATCCAGCATATTCTTATTTTGACCGGTGCCGTAATGGATCGCCTTGTGCGTTGCCGCCGAAACACAAATGGCGTTCTCCGGGTCAAGCAGCTTTTCACTGGAGAACGTCATCTTTTGTTATGGGGTTTATGTGGTGGATCGAGATCCTCGGTCGGATCGGCTTTCCGTCCCGCAGCACCCAGTCTGTGATCGGATGGTCTTTGCACCCCAGGTCACAACCCATGTCCCGGGCAATGATCCTGTCCCTGAACTGCCGCCACTCTCTCGATTGGTAAAAATCCTGGTTCAGCCATCGGTCAAACCCAAAGGTGTCTCTCCCAACTTCCCCATGCAGCTGTAAATACTCCAGCCTCTCCTCGTATGTCGGCAGCGTGCAAAGTTCCGTGTAGCTTTTCATGCAAACAGCTCCAGTATCTCGCAGAATGCAATAGCCCCAGATAGTACCCCGAGAGCATACAGCATGGTCGTACTTACAGCATTTTCGGGGTGCTTTCCGAAATACACCGCCAGCATAAAGATTGTAAAAGCCGCAAACCACAGCACAGCTAATGCCATCTTATAATTCATCATTTCATCAACTCACCTCAGTAGACCCTTCTGCTGTAATGCCGCATACAGAATCAGCATTCCGCACCATAGCAGCACAGGCATCCCAAAGTGTGCAAAGAGTTCCATTGCATAACTCTGCGTGTGTTTTTCTGCCCACTCTGCAAAAAACACCGAGCCAAAAATGATTATTACGAGCCAGAACATAGCAAATGCCAATTCAGTTAAAGTCATACTCGTCATCCTCTCCCAGGCCGTTGTATTTCTTCATAGCAGCAATGACCTTTCCGTACATCTCCTCATAGCGCTTTGCATTCTGTAGTGTCTCGGTCTTTGCCCGCAGCAGCTTGTTTTCCTCTTCCAGCTTTGTTTTCTCCAACTCGTTCTTAGAGGTCGCCAGCTTCAGAAAATGGGTCGTCTCAGCGCTGGATGCCGTACCTTCCAGCAGTCGTTTCTCAACCAGCTTCATCGCCAGGTTGATCATATAGTTTTCTTGTGCTTCCGGGGTGCTTGCAGGCCGCGAAGTTGCAGCCGACATTTCACCCGGAGCAGACTTCTTAGGTTTCATTG